TTCCTTTTAGATGGAATGGGCATGCTGTGGACTCCTTCTATTCAAGAACCATGTTTCCAAACTTTTGCAAAATGATCTGCTTCTTCTTCGTTGAGTCCGAACTCTAAGGCTTTTCTTAACGCTATGCCTCTGAACCACGATGATTTTAGATATTTGGCCAGCTTGTCTAATGTTTTAGCTATTTCAGATTTTTCTGGACCGGATCTCTTAAGGATCTCGTGTTGCTCTTCTTCTGGAAGCTCCATAAACATTTGTTTGAGTTCTGAAACGCCGAGCATCATTGTGAACTCGTCTTCAGTGATTATACCGTCGTCCCACGGAGTATTCATTTTTTCTTCTCCAAAAACGTTTAATAGGGGTTGTAATTTTTTGGTTGTTCATTGTCTCAGGTTTTATGCAAGTCACATATTTTTTCGCGGAGACTGGTTGCTGACCACCCATGGCCCCTTGATAAGAAGTGGATGTCTACATTAAGTCCATACCCCGTATAGTCTGTTCTCTCCTTATAATCGTCTCCTAAAAACCTCACATCGATGGATAACCATTCTGACTTGAGTATAGATAATAAATCCTTCTCTGTGTCATAGGTTATAACGTCGTCTACATATATGATAGATTGTAAGATTTCCTTTCTGTCCCGCAGTGACAGCACCGGCTTGGTCTTTTCCGGTCTCTCTATGGAGGGGTCGTTATGCAATCCCACCTTAAGGTAAGTACACACAGACTTTGCCTCTTTGAAAGCGGCCATATACCCAGGGTGAATCAAATCAAAACACCCAGCTATGAAACCTACGCCGTACCATGTTTTAGAGCTATCCTTCATTCTCATGCTGTTAAAATAGGTTTCCCTTCGCCGTCGAGAAGGTATCGTGGCCTACCGGATTTATCAACCTTTTGGATCTCAGGATCAATTCCCAAGTGATCGAACAATGTAGCAGCCAAGTCGATGGGGGTAACTTTAGACTCAGTAGGATAATATGCCTTATCTGACTTTCCAATGACCCTACCATGACTGTAGTTTCCACCAGACAAGAGCATGGGCGTAATGGAAGGCCAGTGGTCTCGACCGGCATTGCCATTTAAGCGAGTCCTGCCAAATTCACCAGTAACCACCAACAATACATCCTCAGATAGTTCACTCTCATAAATATCATCTACGAAAGCAGAAATAGCCTTATCAAGAGGAGGAACCCTGCCCTTGAGGGCATTGGCAATGTTTCCGTGCATGTCCCAACCGCCATAATGAACGGTGATGAACTTAGTGCCAAACTGAGCCAGCCGTCTGGCCAGTAGCATTTGATCACCAATGCCACCCTTGCCGTATCTATCCCTAGTCTCAGGCTTCTCTTTGTCAAGATCAAACGCATTCTTGGCGTTCCCCAGAATGACATTATACGCCTGATCACCAATGCGGACGAATGAATCGGCCTCGCTGGAGAAAATCTTCCCTTGATCAAACGATCTCAAAAGATCTTTTCGATCTTTAAAGCGGGGAAGCTTAATGCGAGGAGTCAAGTTGTCCTTATTGGAAGGGTCAAAGGGCTTGTGGGCACCCCCCAAGAATGTTGGCTGCTCACCCTCAATTTTTCCCTGCTTGACATATGCTGGCATACCATTAGCGGGATCATTGGAGCCAAACACTGCTGAAGCAATTGCCCCGTGGCCCGGGAACTCAGAATCAGCAGTATTCTCCCGCTTGGGATTGCGATGCCCCGTCATCATCCAGTGAGTAGCTTGGCGGTGAGAAGAGTCCCCATGAGAGAAGGAGTTCACCGCAGTGAGATGCTCCCCACGCTTGATTAACTGCTCAAATAAGCCACCAAAGGCCAGCCCATTAGGATGTCGTACCATGCCAGTGACGGGCCTGTACGGGTCTGGTACGTCCTCTGTGGGGGCGTGGAAGGTCTCGAACTGAGTAGGCCCGCCTCCTAACCAAAGCCAAACAACGGACTTGCTCTTAGAGACTATGTTCTCTTGAGCAAACACCGTGTCTGAAAATGGTATATAGCTTAATCCTCCACCAATCGCACCGATCTTAACAAAATCTCGTCTATTAAAATTTACCTTCAGCATGACTACTCCCTTTTCTCAATTGGGTCAGATTTCTTGTCCGTAGACTTAACGATTCGTATCATATAGGGAAACAACTTGACATCGACATCTTCGGTGCCTTTAGAATGAGTAGTTTCCTTCTCGACCTCTATTTTTTTAATGTCCTCTAATGATGGAGTTGGCAACTTAGGGTTGAGCACCCATTCTGCACCACGGGCCTTAGCCCACGATTGCATACGCCTCACGGGTACAATCAGATTGAATGTTTCACCAGCCCCGCGAACTAACATCCCCACGTAGTTCCCATTAGTGAGAAACACTCCCCCGCCAGAAGAGCCGGGGAATGCCGTGACCGTGGTTTGGTCGAATACAGTGCCTCCACCAGAACCCAGATCCAAAACTCTGCCAACTTGAGACATTATTCCTGCCGTCATAGAATTTGCCCCAGATTGACCAAGCAAACTTCCCACATGAAAGAGGTTGGTGCCAATCTCCACCGTGTGGCTCTCTAAACAGAATTCTGTGTTGGCAGTTACAAAGCCGCGTTTTCGTACTATAAGAATGGCTAAGTCTTCGCCTTCTTCAGCGTCAGAATACATAATAACTTGGGCGTCCATCTTCAATTCGCCCACTTTTCTTCCACTCTCTACCAGCTCTTTGACAATCTGGGCATCCTTGAACTCCACAATAGTCTTGGGCCTGCCATTTTCAATGATCTGGCGTGTAGATCTAAGGTTGTCTACTACATGAGCACATGTAACGACAAAGTTTACGTTAATTTTCTCTTTGTCCCCCTCCTTTGCCACTAGCTTTCTAGTGATCAGAACGCCAGACCCCTCATTAGAGCCAGACTTGATGGTCACGCTGATGTCCTGAAGATGCTGTGCCACGTCTTGGGCATAGGCTACAGACAAGCCAGACAAAAGCAACGCCGCCGAAACGACGCCCGTGAACAATCTCTTTGTGACATTACCTCTCATGAGCAACCTCCTTTGTTTATCCCGGGGCTTCGTAGAAGCCTACGTCAAATCCCGGCCTTGTACATTTGTCGATGGTTTCCTGTAATCCGTGCTCCTTCATCTGCTTCTGTATAAATATACACATATTTTGGTCTGTGTCGGGCCAATTATTCTTATAAAAATGGCAACACTTAGAGCATTTGAAATGATTTGGATGCCTAAAATTATCTCTCCATGGCACAATTTGAGGCTCTACATTCTGCTGTATTTCTTCAAATCTATTTTTAAGCATCAATAAAAACTTGTCTTGGTCTTTCTTATCAAAACACATGCTAAATGGACCACCATCTTTGACATAAAAGATAGTCATAATAGATTGTTTGTAGTTTGGGTACAATTTAGAGATCGCATAATTATACAGTAATAGCTGGGGATCTACCATGAGTTTGTCATAGGTTTTTACTTCTCCGGTGGCCCAGTCTTTCCTCATCCCTGTTTTCCAATCTATTACTTCTATCGTATCGTCACTTACTTCAGTCACAAGGTCAATAGTGCCCTTTATGGCTAACTGCCCCTCAATGACTTTGCCGTCTGGAGTGGTATGTTTATATTTAGCCCAATCTTCTTCAATGGGAATATCAAAATGGGGCTCTGGATCGACAACGTTCCTAAGTCTAGGATCAAAGGCTCCATCATTATAAGTAACCGCCTTTTTCGTCAGCCTGAGTGCGTTTCTTCTATCCGCAGGTTGCCATGTATGCTTTGAGTTTTGGGTGTATGAGTCAAAGCTTAGGTCAAGCAATCCTTCTAAAAACACATCAGTTAATAGTTTATCTTCATGGATGCGTACTTTACCCACCACGTCGTCGATAACCTCTAAATATTTTCTTCTTTTGTTGTCTTGTTGGAACTTTTTTAATCCCGCCAGAACCTCCATGACTTTGTGGACTAGGGTTCCTAGCTCTGCCTTTTTGCCGCTATCTGATTGGTGTCCCAAAATATACGTGATGAAATATTGCATCTGACATGAGTCATAATTATTGTAGCTAGAGCTTCTCACATAGGTAATTAGCATAATCTCCCCTACAGTTTTTGGTAAAATGATTTCACTCGATCCATAAGAGCGTCTACACTTCCCTTGTTGTCAATATGGTGGGTAAAGTCGTAATCATCAAGAGCTGTCTCGCTGGGGTGCTCGTCTTTTCGTGTACGCCTAGTCAGCCTAACCACGATACCTCCCGCGTCTGTAATTGCATCCACCTCATTTGGGAACCTGACATCTGCTACGATGGCTAGCTTGGTTTGTTCTCTTAAGATGGAGTGGATGGAGTGGCCTACCCAGATGGGGCCATACATTTGTCTCATCACATTAGTCCCAAAGTACTGCATAAACTCTCTGGCTGTCATATGAGCACTTCTGTCGGCTCCGGCATTTATTATCCAGCGGGAGTCTGGCGTAAATGGCATGTCCTTCCATTGCATGTGTGTTTCTGTATTTTTTTGCTTATCCGTACCATACACTTGGCTGGGTGTAAGTCCGAAGAATTCCACGCACATGCTCTTCAGGTTGTCTGCAAAGCTGTACAGCTTAACATAGGGCCACACATTATGCTCTGCGTACTCA